GTCTTTCAGATGGACAGGCAACGCATGGCGCATAGAACCAGTCGGCGCCTCGCCAGCCACAGTAGGTGCAGTAGCGGCAGGCTCCACGCTAGGACTACAGCAGCAGTTGTTAGCAGACTCAGGCCAGCCGGGCCTCACAGTACTCGCAGTAGGCTACACCGACACAGGAAAAGTCCAGGGCGTATCACTAGGCGCTGGCAACGTGGTAGAGGTCTACGCAACCGGGGCGGACTTCAATACAGGGACAGTACTTTACCGAGAGTTCATGGAGTTCGGGGAACCCATATGCTTCACGGGCCTCACCAACGGCGCCATAATCACGTCAACTGAAGGCTTCTACGGCGTAAGTGAACAGCTAAACACCAACGGCAACGAGTCACCCATGCCACTACTATCTTACGGACTATCCTTCAAGCAGTCATTCTTCTTTGGATTCAGAAACCACAACCAAAACCAGGGCTTCGTCAGGATCGTCAACGGACCGCTAGCCAACACAATCCGCCTAGCCGATGGGCTCGGGGTTACAGTCCTTGGTCAAGAGAACATCGAGCTAGAACCATGGGAGTTTACATCCGTAACAACCAACGGCAATGGGGAGTACATAGTGGAAGGCGTCGAGCCGATGATGGCATGCGTCCACGCAAACATGACCTTCAACCAGTACTACGACTCACGCCTGATCATGCCCCTAACTAACGATGGCATAACCTGGCCACGTTCCGGGTTCGTGTCAGCACTTTACTCCAATACAGTAGTCGACTGGTGGACACGTGACGACACGCAAGGGTCCCTAAACTCGGGCCTAGGCGTGTCGCCTGGATCGCCAATAGATTTTGATGCAGCACCACCCGTAGGCACCGGGGCGACAGACTCCGACTACGAACCCAACGGAGCGACAAGGGTTAGGGCCAAGGGGCTAATATCAGCTTACTCGGGGGCCGACTCGGCTGGCCTTGAAGCTAGCCCATTGATGCCAACTAAGGCGATGTCTCAAGTAGTGGCCCAGCCATTCTTTATCGACGACATAGGTGATGGCGGGAACTCTGGTGTAGCTATCGCCAGCCCATACGAGGGCGAAGCTAAAGTTTACTCATGGGACCCCACCCTGGGCGGCACAGGCGGTCTTGTACTCGAATACACCGTACCTCTGACCCGATCGTTCACAGCCTCAACCAGGGACGACCAGAACCACCCATCAGCGGCGTTAATATCAAACGACGGTCAAGCAACTGCCACCCTAGTCGGAGATTTGGACGCCGGGATTGTTGTAGCTGATGTGCCCATAACAGTCGTGTCCCAGAACGGCACGGCATCATACACTCCGACGTTAAGAAGTCAGAACGGCGGCACTGTTGAGTCCCTAGTCTGCGACGACGACGAAACACTCATGCTCGGGGTAACACCCGCAACGTTAAAGTCGGAAATAACCGAGGGTTCTGACGGGCTCCTGTACAAGAGAGTTGTGGCCGCTGGGGGCCTAGAAACTTGGGTAGTGGCCTAGCTCGCTTATTGCCCCTCACACGGGTATCATTTAAATGGGACTAGTCACACAGGAACCAGACAAAAGGTAGACATGGCTTTTCCAGCATCACCAGCAGTAAACGACACCCACCAAGAAGGCGACATCACTCACCGATGGACGGGCCAATCCTGGGTCAAGACTGACCAGTCAGGGGCAGGGTCGACCAACCTTTCGGTTGGCACTATTACACCTACGACCGTGGAGGTTGTGTCGAGTACCGGCACCAACGCACCGCTACCCGCTTCCACAACCTCGGACGCTGGCGTCATGTCGGCTGCCGACAAAGCCAAGCTGGATAGCGTTGCAGCGGGCGCCACAGCAATCACCACAGCGTCGGACGTGCCAAGCGTTGCAGCGGGCGGGTTGACTGCCACCGACGTGCAGGCGGCCCTTGAAGAACTCGATACGGAGATTGCCGCACTTGAGACCTCCAATGCGGCAGACAACTTTATCTCCACGGTGGGTAGTCCTGGCGCTGGTGACGGTGTCGATGGGGATAACCACCTTAACGTATCCACTGGAGCTGTAACCGGCCCTAAGGCTGGCGGGGCTTGGCCAGCGGACGGCAACATTGCCCCAAACATCTTTGCTGTTAGTTTCGCATCTGCGACACTTAGTCACACGTTACTGGGCGACGGCGGCACGGCCACCACAGCTGCACGTTCGGATCATCGCCACTCGGTACCAACGGGTGCGGTATTCCCGAACGCCGACGGCTCAGACGGCGCATACTGCCGTCTCCTTGGTCACGCAACCGAGCCGGACGGCCACTACATGACCAACGGCCTCCATTGGATTCAAATAGGCTAGACCTTGAGCCAGTCCCGGCCGAAACCTGAACGGTCGGGCGCTGAACGACTCCCACCTACTAGGGGTAATGGGGCTGTTACGGGGCGAGCTGGCGAGCTTGGCGACTCCTCCACGCCCCTATTCAGGTTGTGGACAAAGTGCACGACCGCCCGTCCAATTAGGGTTATCAAGGCGAGTATCATGTCGTCAAGCTTATTAGCTTGGATGTTCAACCACACGTTCAGTCGCCTCGCCATGTCGAGTATCGAGGGGTCCCTGCGCACGATTGGGAGACTGCTGTAGTCGACCAGGTGTGACGGTGGTACAAATCCGGCCGTACTCCTAATGCCTGTATGTTTCCTCATGTGTCCCACCATACACACCCGTGCGGAACATTGCAACCACCACTACGCTGGGCACTATGGAACATTTCAGGAGCACGCCAGGGCTTGAGCCCATCAAAGACGACGTAAATGACGAAGAGGGCAAGGCCCTGCTCGACAAGGCAATAACCCGACTAGCCAACACCCGAGCCGAGGTTGCGGAGATTGAGGGGCGATTCAAGGTCGAGATTGATCGCCTCAACGAGCGGCTAGAGGTCGCCGTGGGTGACCGACAGCTATTGATTGACGTCACAACCGAATATATAAACCACTTGATGCACAAGCTCGGAATCAAGAGGTATGACGGCCTCGACGGTAAAGCTAGCATAAGGTCCAGCAAGGTAGTCCAGTGGGACCAGTCAGTGGTACCACCTCAGGAATACGTACGTACCACAACCAAGTCGGAGGCTGACAAGAAGAAAGTGAAAAAGGACATCAGGGCCGGTTTACTCATGGTCCTCGAAGACGGTTCGGTCGTCAACAGTGATGGGGAGATGCTGGCTGGTATCGCACTGCTAACCCGTGACAACCTTAGCGTTAATTAGGATGACCCGGCTAGAGCCCCCAACAGATTGAGGCTCTAGCCGGGAACCTTAACACATCACAGATTTAAGTGACCCGACGCCACTGCCTGTTAGGCGGATCACTGCCCGCCTTTAGACGCCTGATACTCGGGTTGCGCTTTAATCCACTTGACTGCTTCGAAGTACTGGTGCGTCTGCATATCCTTGAGCTTGGGGAAGTTGCCACCCCCCGGGCTGGCGAACCGTTTACGCAGCTCAGGGCTGCCTTTGTAGTTCGTCATCATATCCCGCAACGTAGCCTGGGCAGCGTCACCTAAAGGACCCTCGGGCACACCCTGGGCCTGGCTTGCGTCGGCGGCTAGGTCCCCAGCAACCTCAGGCTCGGGCTTCATCACGATAATGCGGGGGTCGTTCCTTACCAGGCGCACAGCCTCAGCCCAACCAGGTGGCGGTTCGGACGGCGGCTTACGCTCGTCGTCCAGTAGACCATCCCCGATAAGCTTTGCAATCATGGCCTCGAAATAGGGTTCCCCTTTAGCATCAACTATGTGAGCCCTACCCTCGGCCTTCTCCTTCTCTGCTGGAGTTGGACCTCTAGATGCCTGATGGGCGCTCAGACTGTCGTCGTCAAACGCCTTGAGTCCGAGTAGCCCCACAAGAGTGTAGCGGCGGAGGTAGGTCTGTTTAGAGCCGACGTCCTGGGGTTGCAGGCGGGCGCTAGCCAGTTCAAGGAAAGAGTCAAGCATCGCCCCCGACTCAACATCTATCAGGATGGTATGCTGAACGTCACCAATGACAGGCTGGACTAGGCACAGCCCGACCTCTTCAAGCAGCGGATCAATGGCCGCAAGTATGCCGTTAATATCCGCGTAGTCGTACGAGAACTTGCCACCCGACTTAGTTGGTATGTCAGCCTTCTCCTTCTTAACGTACCCTCCCACCTGGGTCCTTAATTTCGCAACCTTAGCAGCGAGCTTAGGCAACTCTGGATGGTCCCAAGTGGTGAAATCGTCCGGGTGACGATGGTGTGACACCTCACACGGGAGAGCTTCGTTGTCAGTCATTTATCCTCTTTCTGGTTATGTGGTTTAACTGCAAGTAGTGACGCCAGTGCGTCTATAGCCGAGACCGCCTTATCTAACCCCATTCCCTCGCCAGTAACTAGCACTTCGATCACAGCCTTAAGACTGAGGCCCAACTGCTCCAAATCGCACTCTACGGAGGATTGAAAGGGCAGACCCTTAGCTTGGTCATGAGACCTGGAAGCTTCACGTAAGGCTTTGTGTGTCTCGCCAGCCAGCCAGCAGACTGTAACCACCTTAGCCTCGGTCTCGGGGGTAATCTCTAACGGTTCATTGCTCAAATGTCGCCCTTTCTGAACGATCTTCTAATTACGTCGACTCTGAATCTTTGACCGGTCAGGCCATGGTGTTCGGAAATACTACAGCCACCATTTTTGGGTTTACGCACATCGATACATTTACCCCCCTTGGTGCAAGCTGGCCGTTGATGAGCTACCCGTCTGACCTCGAACAGACCGCAATCCTTGTAGGTTTGATGGACCGCCGCTAACTCGTACTTGAGGCGAGGGTGGCTAGCTAACAAGTCTGGAAAGTGGGAGATGTCTGGCTGGGGTACTTCGTTCAACCAGTACTCGTATATGATCGCCGCATTGACCAGGGAGGCGTGACAGATATCGGCTATGAGGGTGTGCTTCGAATCCTTTGGCTTGCGTCGGCGGCGGGCCAATTAATTAGCCGAGGTCAGGTTAACCCATATTTGGGCGACGGCCTCTTCACGTTCACGCTCACTTATCAACAATACCGGGTCGGCCGGGGTGCCATCGGCGTGCCTGAACGTTCGGGTCATGCCATCGGATATCTCTATGATGGCCACGCCCGTGCTAACTAAAGCCAGCAGTGCGAGAGCTGACAGCATTAACGATGCAGGCAGTATCCGCTCGGCCGGGATTTCGATATTGAACATGAAGTAGAGTCCCAAAATACTTACTAGGGCGAAGGCTGCCGCTAGTAGTCCGGCTCTTATTTGTGGTGTGTTTCGTGTGGGTTCCATAAGGTCCATACTACACCTATGTGTGTGAGATCCCAAACACGTAGGTGATAACGGACATTACAATTAGAAGAAAGGCCAACCCCAGCAACAAGGCGGCAGTGTTCCTACTCGCACAGTTGGCCCGCACTACCCACCAACCTCATAATCGACGGCAGGTCCAAACCCCCCTCAGACAATCTGCGCTCAGTCTCCACCCAACCGGCGTTACGTAGCTTACGCATAGTCTGGTTATAGGTCGACGTGGACATGTTCAAATGGTCCGAAGCCGTCGAAATGCTCATCGCCAGCTCACCAGGCGACCTATTAGCATAACTCGTAACTAACAGCTTGCAAAATAGCACACGGGCAGGTGCCGAAACGTCACCATTGTAAATGGCGTCAAGAAGGTCGACAGCCAGGGCCTTGCGATCCACACCCCGCCGTTTAACCAGGGCTTCTATGTCTTCATTCGTCATTAGGAATCATCTCTCTTGAAGTATCCTGCCTCGATCATGAGGTCTCGGTACATCTCCATAGTCATCATTACCACCCAATCATCAGGGTCAGGCTTGCCCTTCGGTCGAACTATCACAGCCCCAGTATCAGCGCCACTGTTCCGAACCTCTTTGACTATCTCCCTCAGCCATTTAAGTGGTTGCATTTTGACACCCGACTTAGCATCAAGGCAAACACCGGGTATCGCCCCAATGTCACCCTTGTCATTCGCTCCGGAAAGATGCCTACGTTCGGCGTATCGTGCGCCGTTGACCCTTAGCCATTCGACTAACTTAACCTCGGTCTCTACACCTTTACGTTTAGCTGATGCTTTCATATCTTCCATTTCTGGGACGATGTACGCCCCGCTAATCTTCTGGTCCAGTAGACCGGCCTCAACCATGCTCGACAGAACACGTCGAGCCTTGTCGGATTGACGTTGAGTGGGTGGGCCGTACCCATACCTGAACGTGAGGAAGTCCACCACATCAACGGGGCCGTTAGACTTCACCCACTCGACAGCCTCTATTGGGTTAGAACGGTTCCTCTTCATCTGCCGCCTTGGCGGTAGCGGTTTGGGCGTTTCTTTTGACGGCGCTGCCGCCACCATCCCCGGCGAACATGTACGACTCGGCAACATCCGAAGCGACAATCGACACCCTACTACGATTCTCCCCTTCACTGTTCGTCCAGCGATCCTGAGTGATCTTACCTACCACGATTACACGGGTGCCCTTGGACATATTCTCGCTGACCTTTTCGCCGATATGGCCGAAGGCTTTAATGTCGTAATAGCTTGGGTCGCCGTCTTCCCACTGGTTGGTTTGGGCATTCTTGACCCGGTTGTTCTCGGCAATGCTGAACGTGGCCCACACATTACCAGCAACCGACACTCGCTGGTCGGGGTCACCTGTAACGTTACCCACAACGACAACATGGTTATTCATAAGTTCCTACCTCTGTTAAGTTATGCACATATGTTACCGCACAAGCGAGATACTGCAACCCTAACCAGCCCCATACTCGGCAAGTGTGACGACCTTACTGCCAGGATCGGTCGCATTAATCAAACCCCTTCCCACCATATACTCAAACAAATCATCTCTCGACAATATCTGACGATCCTTAGTAGACACCGCACGCCAAGTGCAGGACGTAGTACACCCGCCGTCACACTTGCCCCTCACTAAATGCCTATGGACACAGCCAGCAGCAGCGTCTAGGGAGCGCTGATGTTGCTGGTTCTGGCGAGCCGTTTCGATACCCAACGACTCTGACTTCTTAGCCTCCAACATCATACGGTTACTTTCACGGGCCTTCTTGGCGGCTTCCGAGCTAATACCTGAACGGACGGCTTCCGAGGTCTCTAGTAACTGCTCGGCCATAGCCCACTCATGGTCACCCACCTCGTTACTCTGGATCAAGGCGGCGTAAAGCCCGGCAAGTTTAAGCTTCATCAGTGGTCGTTGTGAGTCGATCTCATTGACAATGCGACCCCTTAACTTTTCCGCCTGAAACTCCTCGACTTCTCTGATAACACCACTAGAGATAGTCAACCCGCCCGTCGGGTGCGACCATGGCAAGGCTTCCACGTCATCAAATCTGCCTGCCCCAGGGTCCATCGCTGTGACCCAACCAAACCTCTGAGGAGTGCCGAGTTCGTCATCTTTAATAAGATCGTAAGCTGGGCCCATCTGTATGCCCACGATCATGCCTAGCTGATAGCTACCAGGTGCCAAACTCCTAGAGGTTTCCTGGGTGGCGTTGTTCTGGCCGGGATCTTCAGTCCCCGTCCACATAGTCCGCAAGGTCTCCAGAAGTATCGAAGTGGGACCCTTGCCCGTGTTGATCAGCTTGGCCCCCTCGTCGGACTTGATAAGGACTCCGCGGTACTTTTGGTACTTCTCACCGTCTTTCAACTCTCGACCATCAATGGGCCCAATACTAAGGCCATCCGAAATTCGATGAGTGTCCAGGAACGAACCTATTATGCCCTCTCCCGTACCTAAGGTTGTGGCCTTCACGCCAGGGTCGTCCAGGCTCAGGTACTCCCTACCGGCAGACATAGCCAAGTTCTTGCCAACCCCGGATGGGCAGACAATCATGGTGAAATAGGAGAGGCCAGGGTTGACCTTCTTAGCCCCCATGCCTGTGACTATCCGGAAAGGGGAGTGTGCCGATATTTGGGCCAGAATGATGTGCAAGAGTGCGTCCGGTGACACAGTCCTGCCTCGGGCATAGTCTCTGATGTTCGTGAGCCGTTCGTGTTGCGCCCAAAATTCTGAGGGCAGGAACTCTTCCTCTCTAAGTTCTGCGTACTGAGGCATGACTATTTGGCCACCTCTCTGAAGTTGGCTTCGAAGTTCGGGTCCGACAACCGCCATTGGGATAAGTCCTTAAATTGTTGAGGGTAGTAGTGGTGTTTGACCGGTCCCGTGTAGGTAGCGTCGACCTTCTCTCTGAGCTTTTGCCCTGAGAGGTCGTTATCTGCCCACACACGGATTGGGCGACCTTCTAAGGGGTGAGCCATCTGCTCGGTGAATGAAGAGGCCCCAGGGACGCCTACGGCTGGTGAGTGAGTTACTTCCCACATCGTCAAAGTATCGGATACGCCCTCGACTAGGGCCACGGAATCTGAAGGTGTATGTAGCGTCTGTATGCCATAAAGGCACAGCTTGCCACCCTTGGCAGATAGCCATCTCTGCTTAACGTCGGCGGCGGGTGAGTAGTCCTGATAGGTGACCACTCCCCCATCGAGGTAAAAGGGGTGCCTTGCCCGCCAATGGCCATACTGGACCACTGCCTCCAAGGAGAAGAGGCGCGCTGTATCGCAGCTCCAGCCCCTCCATGCGAGATACCGACATAGAGCCTCCCCTTTAGGGGTTTCATCCCACCTAGGGTTTAGGAAAGTGTTATTAGGCGGAACTTCGATACTAGCCGTCACGGCTGGCCTTGGAAGGGATTTGGTCGGCCTTCTGGCGGCGTGGTAGGGGCTCGGGCCCGATAACAGCTTAAGTGCAGCCCCGAAGTCATGCGCTTCGCCGAGGGCTACTAGCAGGTCGCCAGCATTGAAGGGGCCGATGTCGCAACGCCAGCACTTGAACGTCTGTCGACCGTTTGGCCATCGAGTTACGTTGGCTGAGTCTGTATGCCCGGGTCGATGCGCTGGGCATTCCACGCCTGTCGTATTCCCGTACGGTGTGGCCATCGCAACATTGAAGCGTCGAGACATCCACTCGGCCAGATCACCAACCCCTTCCAGTATTTCTGTTATAGTCTGATTATAATGCGTCATTAGGCACTCCGTTTAAGTGTCGAATATAGCCCCGGCAGACTTAAGACCTGCCGGGGCTTTCTTTTTGTGACTTCCTAGAACCTACCCCTCGTTTAACAGTCTACCAACGTAGAGGAATAGAGAAGTAGAGAGGGTTCACAAATCCGAATCTGGGTGTAACCTCTTTAATAATAAATAATGTATTTTATAGTATATTACAGTACTTGGCCGCATCGATAATTTTTGGAAAAGCCTCTACCCCTTCTACGCTCTACGCTCTACAGCCGACTTATGACACGCAGTGCCAGGGCCCTTTCCTTCACAGATTCGTTCAAATGTCATGTGCGGCGGAGGGGTCGAGGTTGTCACCTGCACCTGTGCGTGATATCGTACAGGTACCAGGCAGGACCGCCTAATAAAGCAAATGGAGGAGCTACCATGAGAAACACCAACCCAATCGACCTATCCACCGTCCCCGACCTGCCAGACAACTACACCATGGCAACCAAACCACTATACGCACTAGTCAAAACCAGCCGAGAACTGCACGACGAAACCAAACAAACCTACCTATCTTACTTCACGTGCCACCGCCTCGCCCGCAAAGCACAACAGCGAAGCGTCGCAAACGAACCCAGCAGCAGCAGTCTCCACCTGTACCGGATCGTTAACGTCGAACCACTCACCCCAGTACCAAGCGACCTGATCTTCGGACAGGCACTACCGAAAGCCAAAGCCGCATGATCGAATGGCTCACATCCCCAACAGGCATAACACCAATAGGTCTGTTCGTCTTCTTAGTCACTCTCCGTTTCGCACCGCCATTCCTAAGAGGCTTTAAGACAGGATTCGTCAAGGTAGTGAATGAATCCCGCGACAAGGAGTGCACATGTCGATGCCCGAAATGCTCTTGAAAATAACCACCATACTCACCCTGACCGGACCACCCGGCCTGTTCATATACCACACAAGACACTGGGAGATGCGACACATCGACGCACAAATCGCAGACGAGTTTGCAAACGAGGAAACATGCTAGTAAAAGTGACACTACCGCCGGACAACAACAACAAAATCGAGACAATCATGTACGACGCATACGCAGTGTCGAGCGTGAGCAGCGGACGGGTGTCGTACGGCGACGGCCTCCTTTACAGCCTGCCTCATGGATCAACCCTCCGAGTCATGATTAACGGCAAATGGACTATCCTGAAGGACGGCGAATAGTGGGCAACCCTATGAACATAACGCCGAGTCAGCGCTACTCGTCAAGCGTGCCCTACCACATCACACCAGCCGAGTGGCAGGAGATGATTAGAGATGTCCCCCCGTGCTTACACTTGGAACTAGAGGTCGACCACCCCACCAACACCTACCGGTTCACTGCCGAACTCTGGATTGACGCACGACAAGCGATGCGTAGTGAGTATTGGCTAGGAGCCCCACCAAACGTCAGCCCCGCCTCGTTCAAAGAGAGGTTGACGAGACTAATCGCCGAGACCGTTAGAGTTGCCGACACGCACCTGGCTAAGCCGCTTCAAGTGAGCGAGTCGGTTCGTAAGGCGCTAGCTGGAAAACTAATGAAAGTGGCGATCGACGTCGAAAAGGCTACAGCAAGTCACGCAACTTACGTGCCCTCAGCGCTTGAAGCCATCAACGCTGCACTCGACGTACTTGGTCGGCCGGAATGATGGACACATACCCAAGCCCGACGAAAGTTATCAACATGGGCGGCCGCACAGGCAACGACTACCGAAGCTGTGAGGACTGTAACGGCTGGGGCAGCTTTAGAACCGTAGGCAACACCATCTCGGCGGGTCCGCAATGCCAGACTTGCCTCGGTCGAGGGTGGCTGGTCGGCAAGGAGGCTAACGAATGACTAAGTATCTGAGAATCACGTACCATGTCGATGGTGAAGCTGTGTTCGAGCAATCAGGGGCAACAGTTGCGCCCAACGTCGGTGACACCGTCAGCATGTTGCCTGACGAAGATGTTTACACGGTCAGGTGGCGACACTTCACCGTAGGGTACGAAAATAGAGCCCAGCCGGTCGAGATCGGGCTAAGTTGAGCGCCAAGCAACGATCAGGCGCAAGTTTGAGAACTACAAGCTAATCAAAACCGACAAGGAGGTGAAACATGGGTAGTAACGACGGAGAAAGCGAAGCTATCAGAAACGCACGCAAGAACCAAAAGCGTGAATCGATGAAACAGCAAAAGGCTCGGGAAGCCACAGACCAGAAGCGTCGACGCAACCGAGGCAACAACTGATAGGCTGTAAACCTGCGAACACGGCGGACGCAAGAAGACCCCCATACCGAGACGAACAGCTCGGCAGTGGGGGTCTTGCTTTCCCACTAAGGCAACACTTGAACAGCGGCACGAATGGCCTCCACCGCTTTAACGGCCGCAACCTCATGAGGCAGGACATCCCGAGGAGCCGGGCTCTTGACAACCTTGAGACTAGCAGACTCAACAGCACGGGCCATTTCCACAGACTTAGCACCAATGTAGCCGTCAACCTTCAAGGAAGGCAGGCGGAGACCTAAAGCCTCAGCCGACCCGTTAAGGGCATCCTGCACGTTACGGCTATTATTGTTAGGCTGATTGTACGGGTCAGATGTAGGCATAGGATTACTCACTTTGTTCGGCTTACTTGACAGGTAATGATTGTACTTAGCCAGGAAATCATTCCAAGGGAACGAAGGGCCAGGGTCGGAACGGCGCCCAGGGTCAAGCATCCCGTGGGACGTGAACCCACGGATGCCTCGCCTAGCCTCATCGGCCGTTATAAGCTTCCCAGGGGTCTGAGGGAGACGGTTAGCCCTAGCCCAGTCGTTAACGTCGATAGCCGCCCGAGCCAAGTTGTCCAAAGCCGCATCCACCCAATCATCGGGATATGTGGCCCACCCAGCGGCATCACAAGCGACTGACAACCCAACCGAAACCGAGTTCCACCCCCGGCAATGGTAAGCCGACCTGGAAAGGGGTACCAGCTTAACTATGTTCCGAGAGTCCACCAAAGTGTGGTAAGACCCGGCACTACTACGACCCTTTATGAAGCTGGCAACATCCCAAGCTTTACGGTCACTACCAACCTTGCCACGACCAGACTCGGCAGTATGCACAACCATTAAACCGGCATACTTCTTAGACCTCTTGGTGAACTGGTCCCTACGAGGCGGATTCTTTACAAGATAATACTCACTCATATCAACAGGCTAGCAGTCGCACCAGACCCCATCCAGCTAACATTTGAGTAGGGTTGTTGGATGGCAACGAACAGAGGACGAACCGGCCCCCGCTGGCGACAAGCCCGGACCTCCATCCTTTTACGCGACACACATTGCGGCCTTTGCGGCGGTCTTGTGGACAAGTCGCTGACGTATCGGGATGTCCGAGGCACTGTCAACCCCAAGTCACCGTCGGTAGATCACATACGGCCACTAGAGGACGGCGGCCCCCTGTATGCTCTAGATAACTTGCAATTAGTACACCTTGGGTGTAACGCTAGAAAAGGAGCACAGACGGTCAATGAAAAACGAACCGGAAAACGAAGACCCACAAGCCGAAGATGGTGAACAGGTCGCCAACTTGGATTTAACGGACGAGCAGGCGGACGACTCGGGCATGCTTTGCGACAACCCTAATCGATGCCCAAATATGAAGCCAATGAAGAAACCCGCCAAGTTCAACAACGAACACTGCGACGTTTGCGACAGAACCCAGCGGAGAGGGTAGGAACATGTGGCCGATAGTGGCGCTTATACTTGGCGGATCGGCCGCAACACTGTGCTTGGCTTGGGGCTCGGTTAAGTTCGAGGGGCTAGTAGGGCTCCGTCGATGGATTGTGCTTTTAGGTATACCATCGACGGCGTTCTCCACAGTGGGTGGGGTTGGTTTAGTGGAAGTAGGTAGATTGATACTCGGAGTCGCACTGTTGAGTGCGATACTTGGCATGTTGGCCTTGCTTCAATTTGTCTCAAATTCGTATACTGGTTTAACCAATGAGCTTGAGCAACTGGAGAGGCGACCAAGAAATGACGATTGATACGGCCACCCTCGGCCTGATGGCGACGACACTGTTAGGAGGCGGGGGCCTTGTCAAATTCTTCGAATGGTGGTCGGCTAAGAGGTCGGCGAGGGTCTCGGCCGATTCGGTGGTTATGGATAATACCAAGTCGCTAGTCGAGATGTTGAGTAAGGATGTTGAGCAGACCCGAGAGCGTAACGACAAGCTTAGTCAAGATTTGAACGACCTCAAGCGACGCACCATACGTCTTGAGAGTCGTCAGCGGGAGGTTATAGATGGCTGCTGGAAGCTGATAGCTCAGCTCAGGGAACATGACATCGAACCTGCGTGGGAGCCACCGGAAGATTTAGCCTAAGCGTGTTGCACTTAGTACACCTCCACGCTACGTTAGGTTCAGGAGGTAATAATGCAGTTAATCGATACAAACAGTGGTGAAGAGTACGAAGTACCCAGCGCTTCTTACACGGGCGTCGAACTAGGTATTAAGTCATTCTACGAGGGCCGCAAGATCACGTTCAAATGGTTACCAGTGCCCGAGTTTGCGGACCATCCCCACGACACGGGCCGAGTGGAGGTCTATGAGAATGAACTGAGAATCAACATATTCAGGCTAGTGAACTGATACTCCCGTCAACCGCACTGCGAGTGCATGACTACCACGTACTCGTCAAGCGGGAATGGACCCACAAGCAGACCGCTAAAGTGCTCGGCATACCCCAATACCGTATGCTGGCACACATCAACGAAAGAAACCGACAAAATGGCAAGTTACCTAGCGAGATTCGAAGCACGCCGAGCACTGAAAGCAGTCATTGACAAACTCTCACCTGAAGAGGTTGAGCATAGTCAAATAGAAGACAAGATACTGGCGGTTTGGGCTAACCCCGAGGCGGGCGACGAGGTTGTAGACCTCATCAACACAGTCATAAACCACAAGCTCGGGCCAGTGGCTCATCCAGGGCTTGACGCCCTCGAGGACGCATTGCTAGAGGCCGACATGTGGGTCGAGTCAGGCAACGCCCTCAAACAGTCGCTTATGGAGATCAAAGCAAGCACTAAAGGGGGTGAAGAATGAAACGGCTATTTACAGGCGCACTAATAGCGGCCGGAACAGTAGCAAGCCAACCCGGCGGGATTATCGCATGGGCATGGGGACCCTACTGGTCTTGATTAAAAGCTGTAGTGAGGGTCGAAACCTCACCACAGCACGGAACTAACAGGAGGAAGAAATGCGACTAATAAAAGTCGATCATAAGCTGGTACGGGTAGACACACGAGAGCTTGGCGGAGGTCGGGTCGATCGTTCAGAACGCTACGGCCGCTCACACGTACTATCAGAACTCAACCGACCAATCACAGACGAAGAGTTCAAGACGCTAGAGATGGCCGACATATGGCGACCAGTAGGTCGTGTGAAGAACCCACCCACTATTTGCTTTTACGTCAAAAGGGTCAAACCCCGGTGGGTCGCCTACATATCAGGCCAAGAAAACAACGAGGGCGACATCGCTAAGGGCCAGTGGCGTCCAGTCGGCCAGCCCTTCACCTCTTCAGTCGTGGCACCTATCACTGGAATCTCAGACCGGCATAGATGGTTCATGGTGCTACCCAGCCTGACCCGGGAAACACGAGAACGGGCGTGGCTCGACACCCAAGGCGGCGAGCCATTTCTAACAATTACACACGCAAAGGAAGACACATGACCGACACCAACCAGCAATGGCTAGAACGCCAACTCCGGCACGGACTAACCGAACCGCAAGCTAGATGTCTAGACGCACTCTGCACGATCGACAGAGCATGGAACATGGACAAAAACCTAGTAGGTGAAAAAGTAGCAGACCGGTGGACTCTCACGGACACGGGAGGGATATCCGTCCGATACAGGCGAAACCTGGCAATATACCCTGGAAGTAGCTTCTCCAAGGCAGGCGAACACGATCGGGTAAGACTGGACATATACCCAATGTCCAGTACAACCACTCTCGTAACGGCAAAGCCGTGGGAGCTAGATCCGCTCGATAGTCGCAATCCAATACTGAGGGGTGTTGCATTTGGTACACCTCCATGTTATGCTGGACCCAGGAAACAAACATGGAGGAAAAGATGGTCAAGTTTAGTAAAGAAAAGATGATAGCCAAGGTCCGAGGATTGCTTGAGAAAGCCAAGAACGAGGCAACAAGCGAAGAAGAACGGAACAACCTGTTCGCCCAAACCGAACGACTCATAGCTAAGCACATGATCGCTGAGGGCGAGCTAGGCGAATCCAGCCCAATGACCATGCGACTAATCCAGCTTTCAGGGCTTGGAAACCTCGCCTCACCGATCGGTGAGCTATACATGGCCATAAGTGAACTGCACAGCTGCTACGGCGTGACATTCACCCACCAAGGTCGAGGCAACCTGAAACTACAAATCTACGGCACGGACCACAACCTCGACATCGTCGAGACCCTAGCCGAATACCTGAGAGCACAACTGATTGCTGACACCAACCGAGACAAGCCAAGGTCAAGGAAGTCGTACGGCTTCGGCTGGGCTTGGGCAGTAGAAAGCAGATTGCAAGAAGCTCAGCAGGCTGCCGAGACGGAGTACATGGGCCTAGTGCCGACCTCGAAAGAAGCGCACGACTACGCACACAGCCAGGTAGGTGGAATCACCAACCCTCGTGAAGATGAACCCAACTCTGAAGACGTCGTCAAAGGTTTGGACGCTGGCAACACAGCAGACATAGGGCTAGTAAAGCTAAACAACGAGTAGGCGAGATAGGCGGAAAGCGGCAGCATCCCTAAAGCGAAGCTTTCCGCCTACTGCACAAACGAGAAGCTAGCGGAAATATTCGACGCAACAGTAGACACTATAATCAAATAGGTGGAGCAGGAACATGGAACTAATAACAATGGTCGGCCCGATCGCCTGGACGGTGCTAACGCTAACCTGGTTAGCATTGACGAGCTGAAATGAAACCAATAAACAGGCGCACAGCCATCAAGACCGTACTGAAAGGCGTCACGGTCCTAACTACAGCCACTCTTGGCCTTAACGCCACCAACGAGCAGTTGGAAGCAACAAACGAGGCGTACAGGTCAGACATATTCCTCAACGATACGCCAGACCAACCACCACGCCACATGTGGAGCTACAACGGTACGGACACCCCGGACTTCTACGACAGAATGACGGGCAACAAAGTGACAGCTCAAGAGGTGAGGTTACATGAGCTTTCCCAGCGGGGCTAGGCGGGGTGACCGCAGTGAGTACGGGGGTAAGGCGTGTATCTTCAACGGCCACGCATGGCACTCTGTATACCCTCACAACCGCCGCAAGCTGTACACACTCAACTCTAAGACTCACCATCGATGTGGTGACGAACATCGTGGTTGGCCCCGGCTACCTGATGATGATGACGCTAGGGCTACTGCTGCTATACGTGGTGGATGACTTAGTGGCCGGTATATGGGGCCGGATATTCTAATGATCGAAGCAAACCAATGAAAGGCAACACATGAAGAACAAGGTAACAATGGCCCTAGCAGGTCTACTACTCACAGCAACTATGGCATTCGGGGCAGGCACACCAAGCGCCGAAGCGTCACACGCTTGCTCTGCATGGCAAGACCACACTCACCGTGTAGTGGGTAACAGTCGGATCAAGTACCGACACGTCAACCATGGGTGGAACTACTACCTAGTGATCCGCTACTATAACGGCCAAGTGACGGACACGTGGCGTAACTATAGCTGCGTAGCATAGCAAAGTCAGACGTCGAGCCCATCGGTGCCACAACATCGGTGGGCTCGACCAACAGGGAGGAATGAATGTATAAGACCAAAGCCGTAACCGCCGCTACGTGCGCCGCACTGCTGGCGACCATTATCGGGTTGGGCGCATGTCAGGTCGAGAGCGGCCCTAGCGACATGGATACTGCCGAGACGATGCCACCACACCTCGAAGAGGAATACAGTAACATCGAACAAGACCACCCACATGGAGAGGACACGCACACCCATGAATGAGCTAATCAAGTACTTCGGGTACGGCCATCTGCCACCTGAGTTGCAGCAAATAAGCAAACCGTTCCACGACCTGGCACACCAAATGCTTATTTATGCCGACGCCGACGCCCTCAACGAGCGTGAGGCGACAGTAGCAATGCGTAAGCTGTTGGAAGCCAAAGATGCGGCGGTACGCTCAGCATTGTAATGACCTAGGCTGTGCGCCATACCGTACCTGAGAGGTGACCAGGGCTAGCCCTGTCGAGTTTGTCACCCCCGCAAGGGATTGAGTCAAGGGGTCAGGTAGGAGGTGCATGACGCCCCTACCCTGCCACGCTAGTAACAACGGTCAAGCTCGACCGGTTATGAATGTGGTGGGTAGTAGGTAAGCGTCGGGGGTTCGATTCCCTCCACAGCCACCACACCCGTGACCTGAGCCAGCTATACAAAGCTCAGGTGATCTTGGACAAGAGGTGCTGTAACGCCCCACGGGTTCAACCGCAACGGTGCGGACAGGCCGCCACTCGACAACCACGCCGGAACGAGTGGCGGCCACATACACTAAACCCAGTACACCCAGGATGGGCTAGACCTAACCCACAACCACATAGGCAGATCAAAGCCTACCTCACCACGGGGTAGGCTTTCGTCATGCCCGAACTCACAAAACCCAAGCAGTGCGACGAGTGCCGAGTGTACAAGTTCAAGTACACCGAATGGTGGTGCGGCTGCATACTGTGCTACGACTGCGACCCAACCCACAAGGTTATCCACAACGAGTTATCCACAGGTGAAGTTATCCACAACTCACAACACACAGGGTTATCCACAGGCTAGAGCCAACCTAACACGACTGCCTAAAGTTATCCACAGGCAGAGCCACCCACACACTGCCAATCTAAGCGCCCCAAGCCACCGAGACCCCTCGAATACCACTCAACACGCCACAGCGCCACACAGCGGCAAACAGCAGGCATACAAGGGAGGCGTGGGGGTCGACCAAAACTCCAAAAATGGGGCAGCTCACGGGAGCGCCCTGTTACCCCTTTTTCTCCCCGTTATCCACAGGCTTTGAAGGCCGGCACCCTTGTGGATAACTACACTGTCCACAGGGGTGTGGATAACCTTGCGGATAACTTTGTGGATAAATAACCCTCGACCTGTGTTGCATCACGGACGGGTAGCGGCTACTGTCCTTAGTGCCCGTCCACTAGGCTGTACAGCCGGGGTGGTAACGCTGGGGTTGGGAGTGATGGTCCTATGCATGGGGTCAGAAGCCGCCTGACCTCAGCGGCGGAGAACTTAGAGCTATGAAAGGTTGAAATATGAATAGCCTGCTTGAAATGGGTGGGAACCCAGCACCTTGGCCGCAACCGGCCGATCGGCCCCGCCGCCTGAGCCACGACCTCGGCTACGACCGACTCGATTAACGTCAGTCTGGCGGGATATCTAGGCACAAGTACATAGGGCGCTCGCCCGCATAGGTGGTCTATGCTGGGTCAACATCAAACACGGTGATTAACCAACTTTTCCTCCTAGTTGAGTGTTTGACATCCCACATACGTGCCACTAACATGCGGGATGTAGTTAATCATGAGGTCGACACCCCTCGGGATCACCCGGGGGGTGCACCTGAAGCAAGGAGCAGGAATATATGGAACTATTGAACAAGGCGTTAAGTAGAACTAGTCAGGGGTCGGCAGGAGCGCCTGCCACCGGCAACATCGACAAAGAGTTCGCCAAGGGCAAGACCGTCGACCAGATCGCACAAAGTACCGGTCATTCAGTAGGCCAAGTGAAGCGCCATCTGCGTAGTTAGAGTTGCATTCTTGGGTAGCTCAGTTGGCAGAGCAACGGATTGTTAATCCGTAGGTCGTTGGTTCGAACCCAACCCCAAGAGCAATGAACGTAGGTAAAGGATTGACTCTAGCCGTCATCAACCTTGCCGTAATCGCATACTTGACAGCTAGGGCCGCACTGGAAACCATTTAAAACGCAAATATGCGGGCAAGGGACCGACTACCCTCACCCGCATAGGTACAGTCTACCATGCAGCCCCGGTATAGTTCACGCCATGGAACTACTGATATCCGCATACGAAAAGATCCTGAACACGAATAGGAAGCAGACCAAGGGTGAACTACTAGAAGCGCTTGAGGGCATCCGTGTGGACATCATGGGCTTCATGGAGTCAACCCCTATACGTGACCACGTAATGTCGCTATGCGAGAAGGTGGAGGCTCCAGACGTCACTACAGCGATAGCCCTCAAGCTGGCCGGTAGGTTAGACTTCGCAGACGGCAAGGAGGCCCCAAACCTGTCGAAGGAATTGAGAGTGGTCATCTCCGAACTCGGCGAGGCTGACGACGACGACGAGATGGGGGCAATCTTTGAACTCATGAACGAGACCCCTAACGCCGATGCAGGCTGAGCCGGTAAACACGGCCAAGCCCCGGTGGATGACGCCTAGACGCCCTGAGCGGCCAACCCGTGGGCCTGTCATAGCCAAGGTTGCCGAGATGCTGGGTTTCCCCCTCAAACTCTGGCAGAGGGCCGTAGCTGACGTTATAGGCGAATACGACCCGGTTACAGGTCTGCACTACTACAGCACAGTTATAATCACAGGGCCGAGACAGATCGGCAAGACGTCGATATTCCTGCCGATCGCTGTAGCCCGGTGCCTGTTCTATGGACCCAACCAACAGGTTATGTACACCTGTCAAGACCGCAACCACGCCTACAAGAAATTCATGGATGAGCAGGTAGCAGTCATTCAGGCGTCACCCAAATTCAAAGAAGGCAAGGACTACACTATACGAAGAACCAACGGGCAGGAGCGGGTTAAATGGGAGCGAACACAATCCTCCCAGATGATCTCGGCCGTTAAGGAAACGAGCGGGCACGGCGGCTCGCTTGACCTTGTTAACGTCGACGAAGCGTTTGCACACCAGGACACGTCTATCGATTCGTCATTCAGCGTCCCGATGCAGGCTCGAACAATGTCGCCACATCTCGGACCTCAAATGTTCATCATGTCTACCAAGGGTGCGAACTCGCCTTACTTGGACTCGAAGATTGATGTGGGCCGAAAGGCGGTTGAGAAAGACCTGGGTGAGGGTGTATTCTTCTGCGAGTTTTCAGCAGACCCAAGCACTAAGGGGTTTGACCCATATGACGAATCAATGTGGTGGAAGACCCACCCAACCTTGGGGGACCTTCTAGGACTCAAGTTCATGAGGGACCAGGCAACGGTACTGAGTCAAGAGGACTTCTGCCGAGCATACTTGAACATTAAACCAGAGGGAAAGAAACTCAACTTGGCGATAGAACTCACACCCTGGACCGACTGTCTAGTTGCTGACTCTGAAATCCTGGGGACCCCAAGCATTGCGGTCGACTTGCCACCTAACGAGTCTGACGACTCATGCATAGTGGCAGCCGGACTCAACCCTTCAGACAAATGGTTGCTAGACGTCATCGATTCCCGACCGGGTGACGATTGGATCATCGACAGGTTGCGCCAGCTGAGAGAGCGTCACGGTATCGGAGCTGTAACCCTCGAACAGGGGTCAAGGTCTGGAGCGCTCGTGCCTGACCTACTGGCGGCCGGTTGGGAGGTTGACGCATTACCTTTACGTAAAATCAAGGAGGCAGCAGGGGCGTTGAGGCTATCCGTACATGCTGGCGAGGTCTCACATCTGGGCCATATGGACCTGGACTTGGCGGTGTCGAACGCTGGGCAGATAATCAAGGGCGAGGGCGGCGGGTGGCGCTTCGGTAAAGCCTTGAGCGGGGGTCCAAGTATCTCGACCCTAGTAGCTGCATCTATGGCGCTGTCAGCGGCTAAACTGAAACAAGAAGAGCAACAGGGTCAGCCGTCAGTTTACGAGTCTGGGGGGTTTGTGGATTTGTCCGACTACATGCAGTGAGGGATTCACAGATGAACCGAAGAGGCTCTAAGCTCATGTCCAATACCCAAACCCACCGACACCTAAGGCAGGTAAACCAATGCCACGCTCCCGAGAAACCAAAGCCCGAGATTCTGTAGTCTCGACTGTCGTGACCGTTACGGTGGCCCCACCGAACAGCAACAGCTACGGGGTTACTGGCTACATTAAGACTTATGACGACACTGGCATTGAGATTGTATCAACGCCGGGCCACCCGTTAAAGATGGCTACTGCCAAGGACGGAGCAACGTCCCAAGAACAATTACCGGTATCATCAATGTTCATACCGACCAGCACCATCGAGATTGTCACACACTAGAGAGCTAAGGTATGCCCTACTTCGACGCCAACGGCCAGTACACATTTGTCAATACGACCGAGGCTAACACGTGGCGTGACCAGACCCGAGTCATGAACCTGCTGTCAACCTCGTGGTTGGCTGGCGAAGGTGCAAATGTTCCCGGTTATTTTGCTGGTCTTGAGTATGACCTGATATTCGAAAAGAACCCCTGGGTTTATGCTGCTGTCAGGGCTATAACTCGTGCCGCCGTTCAGCTGCCAGTGAGGGCCTACTCTATCGAAGGTGACGACTACACCCAGGACCTTGATTCGCCACATGCCCTGCTTGCCCAGTCACCCACCCGAGAGTGTAATACGGTTGAGTTCTGGGACTGGATCGTGTCCACCTTCTTGATCCATGGCCGGACTTGCTGCTACATAGAACGCCTAGAATCCGGCAAGATAGGCACACTGCGTCGGATCCACCCCGCACGTCTTCAATGGATCAGTAGTGACCCTCTAGGTCTGAACCGGGATATTGCGCCAGGGTGGTACATCCTGGCAAACGACGGCGGGTACCAGGGTGTTGACCGTAGTGACCTTCTGATAATCACCCAGCCAAGCACGAGACATCTCAAACATGCACTCTCACCTTTAGAGCCTTTACGTGAGACTATCGAGAACGACGAGCGGGCTCGGCTAGCCATGTCCGCACTTTGGCGCAACGGCGGTCGCCCTAGCTTCGTACTAAAGCACCCCGGCAATTTCTCGCAGAACAACCCCACGCAGGTCGATGGACTGGCAAGTCAGTTCCAAAAGAAGCACGGTGGTGTTGATAACTGGGGCGCACCGTTAATACTGGAAGAGGGTATGGACGCCCACCCACTGAAGATTGACGACGGCATAGACTACTCAGGCGCTCGCAAGCTGTCAAGAGACGAGACTATAGGGGTCCTGGGGGTTATGGGCTCTCTCATCGGCGTTACGGAGGGTTCCACATACTCTAACGTCTCCGAAGCAGAGCAGTCGCTCTACCGTCGAGTCATACCACCATACATGCGAGCGATAGAAGGTGCCTGGCAGCATGACATCGTAGATGGCTCACACGAAGAGCTGAAATTGCCGAACTTCGCTGACCGGCCATATATAGAGTTTTGGGCTGACGGGGTGCTTCGAGGTGATGCGACCGTTCGCAGTAAGAACCATTCACTCGCAATCCAGAATGGCTGGAAGACCCCTAACGATGTCCGTCGAGAGGAAGGTTTGCCGCCGGTTGAGGGTGGCGACGAACTGTTGATAAACCAGGCGTTGGCTCCGATTGACGAATTGACACAACAGCGGGTCGAGTCAGCGGCTCAAAGTGGAACCCAGTCGGCATCGCCCCCCGCTAAGGACCTGTCACCCTCTAGTATTACTCAGGAGCAGCGAGACTCGATGCTAGGGCAACTTTCCCGACTCAAAGGCGTAGATGAAGTGGATTTCTTCAAGTTGGCGGCAGTACTGCCAACCCCTGAAGCTAAGGGTCTCCTTGTTGAGCTTTTGCAAAGCTTGGCGGGTGCTGACATCAAACAACTGAGAGAAGGAATTAAAAAGCTATGAGTGAAGAGACTGAAGACGACAGGGTAGGTAAAGCCCTGGTGACAAAGTCGGGTGGCGAGGGTTCTGGAACCTTTACGGCCATACTCTCAACCAGCGAGATCGACCGGGACGGCGAGATCATCGAAGAGGGTGCATTCGACCCATTACCCAAGATGATCAACATCGACGTTGATCACAGGACAAGCGTGCTTGATACGGTGGCCTCTGGTCGGCCGTACTATGAAGATGGAAAGCTCATGATCGACGGTAAGTTTGCGTCGACCTCCAAGGGGCAGGAAGTTAGGACGCTGGTCAACGAAGGACATATAGACACCCTTTCCGTGTACTTCCGGTACAAGGATGGCGAGCTTGCTGCTGACAGTCGCACCTTTATGATCAAAGATGCCGAGCTGCTAAATGCTGGCTTCGTTTCGATACCTGCCAACCCTGGCGCTAAAGTGGTAAGCTCTAAGCAGGCTAATAAGCCTGAACAGCTCGACCCGAAAACGGGAAGTCAAGACCCTGAAAAGGCATCTAAGGCGTCTCAAGATTTGGCATCGGCTTTAACAACCAAATCACAGTTTGACCTACAACAGGTCAAGGACGAGTTAGGAATAAAATAATGAACGTACTAGAAACACTTACCAAACGCAGTAAAGAGCTAGATGCCCTTGTTGCCAAGAACTTGGAAGCTAGCGAAGCTGGCACCCTCTCAGCCGAGGATGCCGCAACCGCACAGAAAGCCATTAACGACTACGTGGCAGACGCACAGGAAGTTATCGCCAACGCCAAGAGCGCCGACAACTCTCGTGCAGAGCTAGCTAAGGTCCGTAAAGCATTGGTCGAAGCTGGCACAGCCCCTGAGGACAACGTGGACAAAGCTAAGGCGTCCGTCGAGGGCCTAGCTAGCAAGTCTGGCGTAGTTGATCCCAAGGGCATGACCCTGGGTCAAGCTATCGCCACGTCTGAAGCCTACAAGGGCCTTGAGGGGCGTCGAAGTGCTGACGGCTCTTTCGCTGGTCAGATCCAGCAGCGATTACAGGTCGAAGGTTCAGCCAGGTCGAAGTTCCTCAGAGGTGAGGATGGCAACTATCGATCTAAGGACTTGAGTACGATCAGTGACGCTGCCCGTGGGTCGGTGGAGCTTCCCGTGGATGTGTACCACCCAGAACCAGGCAGCGACCTGATGTTGCGTGACGTGTGTAGGTACACGCCTGTGTCACGTGGTGGTACGTTCAATTACGTGACGATGACTCATACCAACAACGCAGCGTTCGTCGCAGAGGCGACTAGTGACGCCGCAATCGGTGGCGGTGCAGGTGAAGTTACACCAATAGTCGGCGGACGCAAGCCACAATCTAATGTCCAGTATGACGCTGTTGAGGCCACGTTTCGCACCTTGGCCCACACGCTTACATTGCACCGCAACCAGCTGAGTGACCGCCCTCAGATGATGGCGGAAATCAACGCATTCATGATTGAATCCCTGCCAAAGAGAGAGAACGACGAGATCCTGTTAGGTACTGGAGCACCTGGTCTTGACGGCATCATGCCCAACGCCAACGTTCCGACCCTGACCCCGGTTGCCGGTGCGACTGACCTTGATTCAATCCTTCTCGGCGTAGCTGAGATCTGGAAGCAAGGTCGCCGACCTAGCACCATGGTCATCAACCCGAATGACTGGTTTACCGATGGTTTCGTGCTTGCTAAAGACGGAAACCAGAACTACATGTTTGGCGGACCTACCGCTGGGTATGACGCACTAAACAGTCTCTGGGGTATGCGGGTACTGGTTAGCCAGTCGCTTGCCGCTGGTAGTGCTTTGATTGGCGATTTCAAGGGTGCTACCTTTGCAGATCGTCAGAAAACGACTGTGCACATCACGGATTCTAATAAGGATCACTTTGAGCGGAACATGATTGATATCTTGGTCGAGGAACGAGTCGGCTTTGCCGTAACGGACCCTCTCCGATTCATTAAGGTTGCAGCAGTCTAGTAAACCATCCTGTCCGGTATAGCCTTGCTCTAGTTCCAGCCTGGCTATGCCGGACACCCTGACCGATAAAGTAGAAAGCTGAATATGTCGAATAAGAAGGTAAAGAACCGAGGATCAAAAGTGGCCGAAGTTGTCGAAGTCGACGACGGTGTGTCTACAGATGATTACCAGGAAAGAACCGGTCAGGCCCCTGAAGGTCCAGAAGGTCGGTCCACTTTCATTAGTCGGGCGGCAGCCCGCAACAAGGCATTAGAAAAAGGAACAGGTAAGTAGATGCCCGTTGAGCGTGGGTCCTACGAACTCAACCAGGTAAAGAGGCCGTGGCCCACGTTCACCGATCTCCAGACTTGGGTTAACACTTCTGGGGAGCATTCGATCACGATATCCGACGAGGACGTGTCGGCGTACCAGTGGTGTGTCGACGCTGCCATATCGGCTATCTCTGCCAGAACTCAGCTGGACGTCTACGAGCGTGAAACTACCGCATCAATAGACGACATGGGGTGTGAGTATTACGCAACGAAGGACCCGTTAATCCTAAACTCCGTACCATCTAGTGTCTGGCTGGCAACAGTGATGCAGGCTGCGAGGTTAGTGGCCCGCCGCAACACCCCTGACGGGATGACAGGTAGCCCAGAGTTTGAAAATGTTCAGCGGACATCGAGCATAGACCCCGATATCATGGCCCTTCTGGGTGACCACATAGTCTACGGTTTAGCATGAGCGCAAGAATACTGTCAGTAGACACCAACCCGTACGACGTTAACGTGTCGACGATGCAGGTTCCAGTACCACCACTAGCTATCGCTGGTGATTACATGATCTCCGTGGTCTCACTTGAAGGCGTCCGTACTGACGCTGCAAGTCCCTCCGAGATGACCCCGCTGACCAGGACCGACTCAGGTTTGACCTTCATGGTTTTAGGTCGCACTATCGACGGCACTGAACCGGGGATGTTTGACGTAGACTTACCAACCTCGGCGGCAGGCGTGGTTCGCTCTGTAGCTGTGAGGGGCGTGCAAGGTACTCCTGTGGTGGCAAACCCGTCGGTAGGAACCTCAGCGACGGCCACAACCCCCACCGTCTCAAGCTTGTGGCCTGGTGAGGAGAGTCTAGCGCTATGTCTGTTAAGCGCTTCTGATGACGATGCTGACGTGATTAGTTACCCTTCCGGGTTTAACGATAACCGAAGCTTCGTGGTCGGTGGAGGCGGCACGAATAATGGTGCCACGTCGGCTATTTGTTCGACGTTAACGAACGATTCCAGTGTCAGTCCGGGCGATTTCGAATTGGCGGAGGTTGAACGTTTCGCTACCACGACCTTGATTATGGAAACTGTTGAACCGGTGGCAGCAGCGAGTGAGTCGAAATCGAGGTTCCCAAGCAACCTACGTCAATGGAGGAACGTTGTAGCCAAGTGCTACTCGGAGGGCTTGAAGACGGGGCCACACCCTTTGGCTTATCACCCTTTCGGGACCCCATCCGTTGGCTCGCTGCCTTGTGTGATAGTTAGCCCCGGTTACGAGGGGTCTTATGTGGATTACAACGAGGGTACTTACTCGTCCCCGCTAATCAGCTTGACGGCTTTCATACTTTGCGGGGACCCTAAGTCGCCTAGGACGGTCGACTATGCCGATGAGGTTATAGGTAAGCTTGGGAGGGTGCACGATTTGATTTACACCCACGCCGAGCTTGGTCAGCCTGCCGATGTGGAAATGGATGTGGTGGACGAGCCAAGCGTGTTGTCGGTTGGTTCACTCAAAGCGTATACACTGACTGTACCGACACGTCTAATACTACCCACAACGTGAAGGAGACAAAGTAATGCCACTGATTAACCTTAAAGATCAGCCAACGAGGCTAGATGACCCGTCGTTCATCCTCAACCATGATTCGGCCGATCCTATCCAAATCCGATGCCTAGCTAAGAATATCGAGCATTCGAAGGAGCAGGAATTTGAGGATGTTGAGACTTTCTGTAACCACGGTGGGGAAAGCCCTGGCACCGTGAAACAGTCGATAGAGCTAGAGGTATTTATATCTCACGGCACTAATGGTCTGTTTAACGTGCTCCTCCCATTGGAGGGTCAGGTTGTACCGTTTGCTTACCTTAACTCGGGAGGCAATCCGGTCGGCCCTGACAATATGGAGATGAGCGGAGATCTTTACATCCCGGCCGTTTCGTTCATCAATGCTGGCGTACGCAAGTACTCGGAGCAAACCCTGTCGTTTAAGATACGAGGCGGGGTCGTCTTTAATGACACCACACCAGTCAGCAGTGACCACTCCGGCATCTAATGGCTGAAGTCCTGGGCGATAAAGACCTGATCGAGGCTCTTCTTGATCTCTCTGACGACGTTAAAGAGAACAAAAGGACTCACAAGGCAGCTGCCCAGACTGTACTGAAACCTGCACGTGGGAAGCCTAGAAGAGTGAGCGGTGCCCTCAAAAAGTCTGGCCGCAAGGGTGCGGGCAAGACTGAGGGTACCGTACTCTTCGGTAACAAGAAGGTCCTCTACGCTGCTGCGTACCATTTCGGCGACCCTTTCAGACCTCAAGGTGGCCATATGCGACCCGATCCGTTCCTGTTTGAAACGGCGGAAGAAGAGACTGACAAGGTGGCGGGAGTGTATCGAGATAGAGTGATAGAACTATCACGACGATTTTAGATTGGAACTAATCAATGACAACCAAGAAGTCAGCTAAGAAACCAGGTCGCACCACCAAAAAGAAGGCCAAGCCCGAGGTTGATAAATCTAAGCCCTGGGTGCTCACCCGAGACGAATTTCTCGATCTCAACCGCAAGGGCCAGAAGTTGGTCGAGAGACGTTTAGGTATCAGGTTCGTGGACGCAGTAGGCGTCCTGGACAACTTCATGAGCGACGAGGCTTACAAGAATTTCGCCGGGGAAGAAGTCGACCCGTACGACGTCATAGTGAACCTGTTAGCAGCAGCATACGAGACGGCCGGGGCCACATTCGACTTCACTGACGACGAAGCGTTCGGCTACGGGTACCTCAGTCTTGGCGATCTTATGGGTGGCGACTCAGACCCAAAAGAGTAGACCGTGGCCGGTTCAGTCGGGAGGTCGATGAGCTGGACGCCGCTGAAATGTGGTTAGCCATGACCCGTATACCGGGTTTAACGGTCTCCGACTGGTTAAACTTAAGCGGGACTCAGTTGAATGTACTGCGTAGACTGTTAAAGCGCATGGACGAGGAAGCGAGTTCCTGAGATGCCCAAAACCCCCCGAGGTACCGTCAAGGTAAAGATCCAGCCCGAAGCGGACTTTTCGGGGGCGGTCAAGGACATACGGAGCAATTTCACTAAAGCCCTCAAGGAGGGCGAGAAGCTTGAGAAGGGTCTCGACGAGAACGCCAAATCGTCGGGGTCCGCCTTCGAGGATGCGTTTAAGGACGTTGCCAAGAGCTTCGGCAGACTTAAGAGTGCTGCTAGTGATGCAGGTCGTGACGTCGACGCTGAGTTCGACGAAATCGCCCGAGAGCTTGGCGACGTGTTCGCCGGGGTGTTCGATGGGCTTGCGGCCGACATCAAGGGTCCAGTCAAGAAGGCTGTAGATGGCGCAAAGGGCGAACTAGATGAACTCGGTGACGCTGGTGAGGATGCCGCTGACGATCTCGTCAAACCGTTCAAGGATGCGCCCGACGAGATAGCCAAAGGGTTCGAAGGACTCAGAGGGAAGGTGGACAAGTCTCTGAAGGGTATCGGCAACTCTTCCATGAGGGTCAACGAGAGAATCAGGTCGAGTTTCGCTTCCACACGCAAGCAGATCTCAGGCGGCTTCAAAGGTTCAGGTACGGGTATAAAGTCGGGGGTTTTGGGTGCTATAAAGGGGTTACCCCTGGCAGCCGGTACAGCAGCCGCTGCGGCTGGAGCCGCTATAGGGGCTGCTATAGGGGCCTCCATTAGCGAGGCGATACAAATCAATGCTGGCACTGGCACGCTCTCCGACCGGCTCGGGTTGAGCAAAGGAGAAGCTCAAGAACTTAACGGCGTCGTTAAGGACATATTCAAATCGAAAGAGGTAGTGCAGAGTCTCGACGAGATCACCAATGCGGTTGCGCTCGTAAAAGGGGAATTTAGAGACTTAGGCAATGAAGACCTCGACCGGGTCTCGACTGGCGCCCTCAAGATTGCGTCCGTATTCGACCAAGACCTGAACCAGGTAATCAAGGCGACAAGTGGCCTGCTCAAAAACGGGCTAGCTAAGGACGCTGACGAGGCGCTCGACATCATCACCCGAGGGTTGCAGGTGGGTGGGGCCAGGGGGCAAGACCTCGTCGACAGCTTCGAAGAGTATGCAAACCAGCTTGCCGATGTTGGCTTTAGTGGTCGAGACTCCCTCGAACTTATAACGGCAGCCTTGGAGGGCGGTGCCCGCTCCACCGATGGTGTTGCAGACGGACTCAAAGAGTCGTTCCTGTTCATCACCGAAGGTAACAAGTCTACAATTGAGGGGTTAGACTCCCTCGGCCTTAGCTACGATGCCATGATTGCTAAGATCAACTCGGGCCAAGGTGGGGAGGTCATAACAGACATAGCTGTAGCCCTTCAAGACGTTGAAGGCAATGCCGAGAAGGCTGAGATAGCAGCGTCAATACTTGGCGGGACTTACGAGCAGATTGGCCTTAACGGTCTGGAAGGGATCGCCAAGGCTCAGGAGGGTATAGAGGGTCTTGACGGGGCGACCGAACGCCTTGGCGAGAACATGCAAAAAGGCCCGCTGTTCTACCTCGACAAGCTCAAGCGATTCGGTTCGGTAGCAATCGCTGACGTATTCGTTCGGATGCAGCCGACCATCGACGCCGTAGGTAGCGCACTCAGAACCGTGTTCGATGCTGTAGAAGTGGGCTTTAACGGTGGCGACACTTCAGGATTCACGGGCAGGCTCGAAACGGCCGCAAAGGTGGGCGAACGGCTTAAAGGGGTCTTCGACTCGCTAACTGCCGGGGTCGACATACTCGTCGCTTCATTCAAGGGTGAAGAGACCGGAGAGCTATCCAAAGAGATGCAGGTATTTGCCGACGTTGGCGAGGCTGCCGCTCTCTACGTTGGCTACCTGGCGGACGCATTCACCGGCTTATTCGCCTCGCTTACGGGGGGTGGCAATGAGGGTATGGAGGGTGCGGCATCTGCTGGCTTCAACATGGGTGAGTCGTTTAAGACAGTTGGCCCCGTGATCCTCGACGTGATAGCATTCATCGGCCAAATGCTCCCCCACATGGTGCAGATAACCATAGTTTCGGCGCAGATCATAAGCTGGATTTCCCGTATCGTTGCGTGGTTCATCCGGTTCGGTGCTATAACCTCCCCCCTGGCGAACATGAAGTCCATAGGTGGAGGGCTCAAGGCTCTCGGTTCCGGGTTTACCGGATTCTTCGGAGTGGTCAACCGCACGCCCCTGGTGTTCAGATCGGCACTCAACCTCGCCAGCAGAGCAGCGACGAACTTTAGGAATGCCACAACCGCACGACTCACCGACACCAAAAACAGGGTTAGGAACTCTATCAACTCCATGGTCTCGGCCGTAACGTCCTTACCTGGGCGGGTTCGGTCAGCAGCTTCCCGAGCTTGGGACTCGATCTACAGCAACTTTAGGCGGGTCATAAACAACATCATCGGCAAGTGGAATAGAATCTCATTCTCAGTACCTTCGGTGAACCTCCCAGGGGTTGGGCAGGTAGGGGGTCAGAGCGTTCGAGTTCGACAGATACCACGACTAGCCTCGGGCGGTGTACTCGATGACGAGACGTTATTCATTGGTGGTGAATATCCAGGCGCTCGAAATAATCCTGAGATCGTCGCCCCAAAGAACGACATAATAGATGCGCTTATGCAAGCACTGGAAGCGACTGGAGGTTCAAGCGGACCTCAAACCGTACTGAACATCGAGAACGTCACGGTTGCTGAGGGTGTAGACTTGTGGGAGGAACTCGACAGGACTAGGAAGGCATTCGGCGGATCATGACGACAACACGGAACATGGTGCTAACTGGGGTTAACGGGGATCGCATCAACCTGGTCAACGACGAAGACTATGAACTGGCAACCACGTCAACCGTCCACTCGGGGCAGTCGTATGTATTCACCGAGAAACCCCTGGTCGGCTATGACGGCAACTTCACATCAGGGGTAGAAGTCAAACCTAAAGATGTCGTACTGCCAATAAGGGTGTTCTCAGACTCAGAACTGGACCAGGATCAGAAGTTGCAGCGACTAAGCGAAATCCTTGGCGCACATGGCGAGTGTCAGTTAACCCACACTCGCACTGACGGAACGAAACGTCACCTGTTTGTGCAGTATCGGGGAGGCTTTGACTCCCTCATCGTGGCTTACGGCGGCAAGAACCACGTCCTCGTTAACGTCACCTTCCGGGCCAGTAACCCGTTTTGGCTTGCACATGAGGAGCAGCCGATAGAGACTTTCAACCTTGGGGGCAGCAACGACACGACCGGGGCAGTGTGGGAGTTCGACGTGGATGGCGATGTACCTGAAGTTTGGCCGAGGTGGCATATCACTGGCAATGCCAACAACATACAGATTATTGACCTGTCAACAGGTCGGTTCCTACGCATCAAAGAAGTTATCAACAACACCCAGGACATAAGGATAGACACAAGACCTCGCAACTCGGGTGTATGGCTTAACGACGTTTACCTACAATCCGTCGTACTCGACGATGCGTCCACGTTCTTCCCACTCCGCTCTGGTTATAACCGCCTACTGGTCAAAGGTGTGGGGGCAGCCCCAGCCGGAGTGCTAACGGTCAGGTGGCAGAACAGGTACTTCACACCATGATCCAGATCTACGCTCTAGACGGGTTGGACAGGGTCGCCACCCTCGACAAGGTGATAAGCGCACAGTTCCAGGACAAAGATTTGGCCGTTGGTAGCTGGCAGGTTACCCTACCCATGCCCGAATCGGGTGCAGGGCCGCAATACTGGAGGACTACGGATAACCCCGGCGTGGAAGCTGTAGACCTAGATACGGGTTGGCGGTACTACGGCTACGTGACCAGCATCCTTGAGACTCGTACCCGAGGCGTCAAGACGTTAGAGCTATCAGGGTTGGCGATCATAGGCGACCTTGAAGCCCGGCTAGCTTGGCCCAACCCGAACCAAGCCTTAGACTTCTGGCAGACCACACTATACGGTCCCTGGGAGATACTGAGAGCATCCCATGAGCTGGTGCGACGCAACATGTTCGACACCGTGGAGACCATACGCAGGGTCCCCAACTCGACACTAGACCCATTCCCGCCTTCGACGGCGATGACTAACCAAATACAGGCGGAAGGTGACAGCCTTCTAACCTTCATCCGAGGACTTTTGGAGCGAACTGATTTCACCTTTAACGTATGGCTTGACCGGAGCACGCCAGACGACCCGACCATTCGATACACTCCAAGGGTTCGGAAGGTGTCGACCGACATGGTGTACATCGACAGGAACGAAGCCCAGTCAGTCAAGGTTCACCAGAGAGCTTCGACGCACAACATCTCCGCATTGATGGGGGTTCAGTCGAATCCCCCTAACGACCCTCGGTATGTCTCCATATTCAGGTACTCGGACACGGTGCACTCGAACTGGAAATATAGGCCACGTGAAAAGTTCACTAACAGGCCAGGGACCGAACTCGACGTGTTATCTCAGGAGAATGTGGCCATAATGAGAGCAGGCCGCACTCAGACGAGTGTTGAAATCAAAGGTGTGGACATCAGGGGTTACGGGACTGAGCTGGAGCTGGGTGACGTGATGAGGGTAAACTTGGGTGAGTCTTACGGCGGGGAAGTCATCGAAACGCCAATAACGTCCTACACTGTTAAGGTTTCCGACAAAGGTGTTATCCACGACGCTCAACTCGGGAAGGTTGCGGACGGCGGTCCTGCTGGTATATACCAGGATTTAGAAGCGGTGCGGGACGCCCTCCGACGCCTGAACATCAAGTCACACAGGAGCTAGAATCATGGCAGAAACATCACTACAGCGGTCCGTGTTCGCCACCAACGTACTTGAGGAGCCATCCAGTAATCGCCACATCTCGGGCGGTGACTGGCAACGTGTTGGCGTGTTCAGCTCACCGGCCGATGTTGGTGACGAGATAGCCATATCGTTCGATGCTATAAGTGATGCTGGGGTTGTGGGTGAAGTTAGGTTGAGGACATCGACCGGTCAGGTCACGAACCCGGCACTCGTGCAAGGTGGGCCGCTCACTAACGGACTTGTGGGGTTTTTGGTGGTCTCTGGGTCCAGCCCTGGCTACTGCTACCTTGAGGCCAGGGGGCAGAGTGGCAACCCAGGCGGTATACGGGTGTCCAGGGCCAGGCTTATAGACATAGCGGGTGTTCCAGCCGCACTACTGAACGGCCCGCACTACCCACCTGGATACAACTCGGCTGGTGGTGCAGACCTGTCAATAGGTGCGAACAACGTAAGCGTCCTGCAAGGCACCCAGGCCCAAATAGTCGCAACCGTCACAAACAACGGGCCAGACGACTCAGGCTCATTCGACGTATTGGTAGAGATCCCCAACGGCGGTACGCTCAACACCGGTGCAAGTTCGTCCGGTGCCGTGGTGGCAGGCCCCAACGCATCCATACCTGTCGCCGGACCTGTCTCCAACGGGAACACAGCCCAACTCACATTCGCATTCGACATTGCAGGCGGGGCTACGCCCGGGGGCCAAACCCTAGACGTTAGTGTCGAGGATCAGTCAGTGGCCGACCCGAACATCGGCAACGACTCATCGACGATGACTCTAACGATTACAGAGCCACTGGTTGCAGACATGTACACCGTAATGCCAGCTGACACCAGCATAGAGCAGGGTGGACAGTTGAGCATCCTAGTAACGGTAGGTAACAACGGACCAGACACGTCAGGCCTGTACGACTTCTCGATCGACATTCCGAACGGTGGGACTTTCAACGCCGGGGCTTCAACACCAGGTGGAACGGTCAATGGTGGTGTTGTCGACTGGTCTGCAATCCAGACAATACCGAACGGTCAGACGGACACGCTCACTGCCGTATTCGATATAGCCGGTAGTGCTCCGCTCGGCAACCAGACAATCGACGTCAACATATTCAATCAAGCGGTAACAGACCCTAACGCATCGAACGACACCGACTCCATGCAGGTCAACATTACAGCGCCTGGTGCGTCAGTGTTCCCAACCAGGGTGGCAGCCACTACAGCAAACGAACCGACCCAGCAAAACGCTCACACCGTGACCCTGCCCACCGGTATACAATCTGGAGACTTGATACTGCTCCATTCAACATTCCATACGGCCGCAACAGCTACAGTCCCAACCGGGTTTACTGAATGGATCGACGAGACAGCAGGTAACCGCACAATGCTCATTTCAGCTAAGATTGCAGCCGGGGCGGAAAGCGGAACAGACGTGGACGTCACCACTTCTGGCACTCACTGGTCAGCCACCAACTGTTTAATCATTCGAGGCTTCCACGGCTCACTCGCAGAGGGCGTAGGCTGGGACAAGGGCGTATCGGTCGACGGCGCGGGGGCTGGAGTCAACCCACCGGCCGCAACAGCAACTTGGGGCTCGGACAAGAACTACTTCATAGCATTGTTAAGTGCCGAGAACGACGACGCAACTGTAACAGCATACCCAACTGGGTGGAGCGAGACGCAACAGTACGTCGTCGGGGGCGGTGGGACAGACGCAGGGTGCACCAGTGGGGTGGCGACTTACAACGCTACCGAGCTTGCCTCTCACAACCCTTCACTGTTCAGTCTTTCCCAATCTGAGGGTTACCTAACCAACACCTTAGTACTGCGTCCCGCTTAATAGCGATATGATTAAGTCATGGATATTATTAATGAGAATTGGCAGGTACTGTCACTGGTTATTCCTGTCTTAGTCGCCCTTGGGTCACGTTACGCCAGCCCGGGTCGGGTGAAGTTGGCGCTAGCGGTTGCCCTCACCCTCGCCACGGTGGCGGTCTCGGTTCTCGGAATGGATTGGGACATGATTACCTATGAGGAATTGTTCAACCGATCAATCGGCCTCTTTGGTGGTGCACAGCTTACATTTCACGCCGTAAACGAAGCGCTCAAGCGGATGGATCAGCCGGACTTTAACAGCTACTTTGCGAAAGATAAAGGCTTAGGATAATGGCAACCCTCGGGGTAGTTAAACAAGGTGACTCGCTAGTTGTAGATCACCAGATAAGAGAACACCCCGAGGGGGCCAACCTTATCGGCATCCCTGTAGATCTGACGACGGCCACTACGGTCCACGTCGCTGGGTTCAGGATATTCGACCGAGCCGTCACCGTCGACATGCAGGCTACGGTCACCAACGCCAGCGAAGGGCGGGTAAGGTTCGCACTGTCACCTGGCGACACTGCACTACCTGGAATACAGAGGTTGGAGTTCGTCGTCTCATGGCCCAATAACGTCCAGAGGACCTACCCAATCGGACGGTTTGGGGGGTCCTACGAAACCTTGGAGGTTGCACCGGACATCATGGGTATAGGCAGTCCACAGATGACTACAGCCCCAACCCTGGGCGGCACAGTACAGCAGGGCTCAATCTATGTAGGCGACGGCGAGACCACCACGATCACAGAAAACGGTGTCGTCGTGTTCGCCTCGGCAGGGGCCAACATCGTGGTCACGCCCGGCGTCAACATCTTCTCAGTTGCACCCAACCCACTAGGCACATCATGGAGCGTGGGGAACGTGCCAACCATCGGGCAAGCTGGCGCAACCTTTGACCCAACCTTGTTCGCAAGCATGGAGGCTTCCACGGGCGACACCGTCGTAGTTGCACTACACGCCCCAACAATGACTTACTATTCGGCCACGGGCGGTAGTTCGTCCGGCGCTCTAGAGGTGGGGCATGGTGTCATGCTGCCAGTCAACGGTTCTGTGTTCCAACTATTCGAGATCGAGTTGTCCGTACTTCCCACGGTTGTACCTGATGGCCTTTACCGGTGGGATGACCAGTCAACAACTTGGGTCCAGGTATAGGTCTAATCGACAGGAGTACAGGCTGTGACATTTCCAGCATCACCAGCTGTAGACGACATACACCAAGAAGTCTTTCAGATGGACAGGCAACGCATGGCGCATAGAACCAGTCGGCGCCAAGTTTCGACAAACCATAACAGGTAGATTCTATCTCTACTCCGCCTTAACGTGGGTCACGTCTTTCGATGACAACTACGGGTCCGGCTACCATCAATGGAACGAGCAAGGCGGGACGGGGGCAGACCCAATAGTCGAGTGGGAACACCAGGGTATGCTCATTCCCCCAGACACACGAATCAACAATGTCGACATGATGATCCGTGCCAACACCACACAGATAACAGACATAGAACTCCACCTGATCAAGGTCTCGCCAAGTACAGCAGGTCGCTGGGAAGGCGTGGGGGTCGACAACGACGCTGAAGTCGTCAGCGATGTGCTGTACAGGGACATGTTCTTCAACCCGGCGAACGGCGGGTTAGCCTTTACTGGCAACATGGCAGACAGACACTTACGCAGGTTAGACCTTAGCGGTGTAACGGCTGCCACGTATTCAGATTTCGGCGAGTTTAGGTTATACATAAGGCCGGTTGGAACTCACACCAACACTCAATACGGACAGGCAACTATACTCATCGAAACACAAGAGGTTTAGGCAGTAATGACATTTCCAGCATCACCAGCTGTAGACGACATACACCAAGAAGGCGG